TTCGGGTTTCTCATTCTAGGTTACTTGTTTGATTTGGGTTTATTCTTGGAGTTTGCTAGTGCTTGTTCCTGCAATCGCGCGTGTTTTGCAGAGTAGACGTCTGCCTTCTTCTCCTTATCAGTCTTTTTTGACTCACGACGTGTCTTAGGCGGATCCATCTTGGAGTGATTTGCTTTCAATCAGAGATTTCCATTTTAGTACTTCATTCCACCGCGGCGAGTCTTGCGGGACTTGCGGCGGCGTCCACCAACCGGAGCGGCATCAGTGGGGTGGAATGGGCTAGAGCTGTTCGGGCCGGCATACGACAGGTCGGCGCCGTACCCAGAGTCGCTGTGCGGCGTAACATCTGCACCGCCCTTGTAGGTCTTCTTGGCCATCTTGAGGACCTGGCCAAACTTCATGCCCTTGTGGGACTTCATCGTCTTCTTAACGTGCGCGAGCCACTTATTTGCCATTTTGTTTACTAGTCAAGAAGTTATTGGAGCCCCGCTGGTTTTTCAACGAGACCCGGCGTGGACCCAAATAGAATCCATTGACATCCGTACGCAGCCGCCACCTCCGGATTAATACCCTCCTTTCCAAACACAGGGTCCGGGGCGACGATGGTAATAGAATTGCGATTGAACGCCACAAGCTCGGAATAATCGCGAGGGTGAACTGCCTGTCCAAAGGTGAGGCGACGGAGATGAGAATCTGTCCAAGACATATTAACCATTTCAGCAAGTTCGGACCCCTGCACGCCACCCGAAACGATGATGAGCTTATTTGCAAGCGCTTCGATTTGGATACTCTGGGGATCACTGTACTCGTGGGGAAGGAGATTACGATGAACAGTTGTGTGGAGACACTCGGCTGCCTTGTTCAGTGTAACCATGTTTGAGGTGTGAGGAACGATGGAAAGAATGAAAGGATGTTTACTAGGGAATGCCTGAATCAAGGCCACGCAGACCGAGTCAAATGTCCAGTAGTCATATGCATAATCGTAGCCTCCATTCAGCGGAACCTTGGAGACAATGGGATTCCCATTCTCATCTGCATAGAGATGCACCTCTAGAAGCCTACGGCCTGATGCCACGACCGTAGAGGCATCCTCATAGGTTCCTCCGCGGATCACGTAGTCGCAAAGGCGTTTGGGTTCGGGCGGCGGAGCTGTTTCTTCGTGTTCGGCTTTTGTTTCCCGCCAGACCGTGTATCCAAGAACGCCAACAAGTGCTACTGCAAGGGCTGTCTCCATTACTTCTTCTCGGAAGGTAATTTTGGCATCTTGAACAAAAGCCCACGAAAGGCATTCACGACCTCATCCGGAATCCGCTCTTCCATTGGGATTTCCATCAGGCAAGAGTGATGGAAATACAAGCAATACATTCCACACTCTGAATCCTTGAACTGATGGCGCGTTGCGTTGAAGGTCATCTTCATACCTTGACTATGTTTACCGGTCTTGTCCCACTGTTCCTTCCAGCGTCGCATCAAGACCTTGATCTCAGGTTCGGGCTGATGTGCATACGAATCAAAGTAGGTGATCCGAGGATATTCAAGTTCCTCGCGAATATCACAGAAGAGTGCAATCCAGTGTGACCCTGGGCCGTCATGTGGATCCGTGTTGAAGATAATACCAATCTGCTCATGACCCTTCTTTGCTAGTTCCGGTAGCTTCATACTGCAGAGGGTACTGACAATACATTGTTGGGTTTCAGATTTTAGGTCAAAGTCAATTGGAATACATCCAACGAAGAAGTACTTGGGAAAGAGTTCAATATAGTTCTTCTCCACGTGATCAATGTCATCCGATGAGAGCCATTCGTAACGATTGATCGCCCATTGCTTCGGGGCACGGGGACGTTGCATTAGAGAGGTCACAATGCATTCGGCAGATCCAGTTGTGCACTTGTCATGAAGACGGTGTTGGAGATTTGTCCACATTTCCTCAGGAGTTCCCTTTGCAACAGGGTCTTCCTTTGGGTGCTCCTTATTGTAGACCGTACGGAGACGCTCAATCTCCTCTGTGTCAAGCCAGGACATTCCTTGGTATAAAACGGATACTTTTAAACCAGGAAAGAGCAAACCACAATGGATGCCCTTAAACCTGTTCTCTCAGCCTATGCAGATGTTACTCGCCGACTCAATGATGTTAATGCGAATGCTTCCGAGCTTCGCGATGAGCGTCGTACAATTGAACTGGATCTCGCAGCCCTCTATGCAACGTCCCGTGAAGCACTCCCCGACAAGATTAATCTATCAAGCTCCGGAATGGTCTTTGCGGTCAAACGTCCAAACCAATGGAAGAAGGGTTGGACGCTCTCCAAGAAAGAGCTGAAGGGGTATTTGGATGAGTTGATGCCTCAGCGAGCTGAGGAAGTTATGAATGAGATTATTAAGCGCCAAGAGGCGAAAATGGTGGAGACGGATTACGGATTTGAGCTGAAGGTTGTGAGGAAGGATTGAGACTTATCTCAATCTCATGAAGTGTTCGCTGAATATCTGCTAGATGACGTTTTGCTTGGTCCAGGTTTTCACGTGGGAGAAACCCACTCTGGATACGCGTAAGATTACACACGAGCGAACCATTTGTGCTCAACAAACGAGTAGCCAGAGTAGACAAAGGCTTCACCATCAACGTGATATGACTATCACTAACACATTATTTTTAAGTGCTACATCCCACAAGGGGACTTCAGTACCCGTCATCCACCCGCTCGACGAAGTAGTTTAGAAGTTTATCGGACATATCACGAACACTGAACTCCCAGACGCCACTCCAGTTCGGGCGAATAATCTTGCGAACATCCTTAATGCCATCGAGGATGGCGTGGCGATCAACATATTTGCGATTCACGTGGGTTCCATGATAGAGGTGATAGACAGCGCCGGATGTGCACGTGATCTTGGGTTTGGGTTGAGCATCAAACTCTTCATACGCTGGAACTAGTGCTGGTTTAAGATAGGTGGATGGAAACTTGATGGAAAGCCATGCAGCGGCAGACAATGTGTCTCCACTACCTGTGATCCCGTACTCAAAGAATCCAACCTTGCGGAACCACTTGCGAGTGAATGCCCATGCAAACCCCGGGTGTAGCTTATGATCAAATGTCTTTTTCTTATCCATGTAGATGACAGATTCACGAATCTGAGTGACCTTAGTGTAGGTGAGATCCATCCACACCGCAGTGGTGAAGGGCTGAACAACATCGTGATCGCAGAGGGCATCCGAGACTTCGGTGTACCAGTCGGGATTACCAAAGATGATGTCTGCGTCCATAAACATGACCTTGGAGTAATACCACGGAATCATGGCTTCCAGGAGGGTGCATAACCGCTCCTTGTGGAACATGTGCGACTTTCCCCAGACATGAAAGGCATCTTTGATCTCCGGCTCGCTCTTGTAGAAGACTAACTCAAGAGTGTAATATGGGATCTTTGCAAGTTTTAGCTTTTCAATTGTGTAGAGGTAGTTCATCAACATACGTTTGGACTTTGCAGGGTTGAAGAAGACAAACCCAATCGCCATATCTCGTTTCCAAGGACCACGATACCGCACAGTCGATACATCAATAAATCCGCCTGGGTGAACTTTAGGCGGTGCGTCCGGCAGAGCCGTGTACATCATCGACTGAGCCGTTCCCATTGTGTAAGAAAACGGATAAAAGATTGGAAAGAACACTCAAATCAAATGAGCGATGTCTATTCACCTTACAATCCTCGGAATCGGTTCTTTACTGAAAAGGACATTCACCGCATTCTTCACCGTCACGGACTACCACACTACCGGATTTCAAACCAGAAGATCTTCCAGACTGCAATGGTCCATACAACCTATGTCAAGCGATCTGACTATACCACACCCGATGGACGACCGGCGTCTCTTGCTCCGTGTCCATCTGGCGTAATGCCCTTGCAAGATGAGTCGTATGAGTGCCTTGAGTTTGAAGGTGATTCAGTCTTGGGAGTCTGTGTAGCCACGTATCTGCGCCGGAAGTATCCGGAGAAGAAACAGGGGTTCCTGACCGATGCTCGCAAAGAGCTGGTGAATAACGAACGGATCGGTGCTTTGTGTCAAAAAGTAGGACTGGATACGTACTATGTCATCTCTCGCCATAACGAAGAGTCTGTTGCAATCAATGGACGTCGTAACATCCAGAAGCTGGGTGATATCTTTGAGGCATTCATTGGTGCATTATGGACCGATTGTGGAAACCGATTCAACATTGTCTATCCATTCGTCACGACCGTCCTGGAAGCCTATCTAGACATTCAGGATGTTGTGACCACGATTACAAACTACAAGGACATCTACCAAAAGTATTGCCAGCGAGAATATGGTTGCACTCCAACCTATACAATGCTAGATCCCTACGATGATGGCCGGATTCGGGTGTGTATTGTGCTGAAGGGCAACAACGTAGAGTTTGGTGAAGGCACAACTCGTAAAAAGGCAGAACAGATGGCAGCTAAGAAGGCACTTGAAAAACTCAATGCTTTGCCTTCTGCGTAATCACCCTTCCCTTCCGCCCACACGTGAACCGCTTGAGAGTTCGCCCCCTTGTCTGCAAAACAGAACTAACACAAATCGCAATCGGACCTTTTTCATTCTTCACTGTCTTGCGAACCTTCTTGATACATTTACAGAACCTCTGCGTCTGATTCAGTTTGCGAGCACCACCGGGTACAGCGATGGGATAGGGATCTGGAGAAAGCGAATAGTTAGAAATCGGCGGATCTTCAACAATGACCTTGTGCCCAAGAAAATTCACTGGAATGTAGAGCTCGTAGCCACCAGATTCCGTCCCAATAAATGTGATCATCGACGCCCGACCTTGTGGTACTGCTGGGGCGATTGGGTACTTAGCTGCTATTAGCTTTTCCTCTGTAGCCGCATCAATTTCAAACAACGCCCATTGACCATGTGTTTTAAAAACACGAGCAATGATCTTAGTTTCACCAGGCTTATCACGAAGTCTTAAGCTTACTTTTTTCCATTTATTAGATCCAATCCAATCTTCCCATAATTGAACTGAAGAGTTTTGAGACACCTCGGGAACTGGCTCGGGAACAGGTGGAGCAACCAAAGTCGCAGGAATAGTAGCCGATGGCACGTTTGTGTCAAACATGACGTCAATCGCTTGATGAATCTTGTCCATCATCTGATTTGTCGGGATTGTCTTATCCTTCCACAAAGTCGCCATAGTAGTTCCAAATGTCTTCACAACAACAGAAATAATAAGTCTCTGCCGTTGTGCCCCTGCAGCCAAAGATGCAACATCATAGAACTTCATAAATCGGTGGCTTGTTGAGTCATCGTTCAGCTTGATCGGACATGTCTCCATGATGTCACAAGGTCCCTTGAATTGTGGATAAAACGAGTGGCTTTCGCGAGCAGCTTGATTCCGAAGTTCCCAGCGCTCAATAAATTTCTTGAACCCTTTGATCCCAACCGCAGCACGGCCCCAGTCGTGCATGACGATATGATCGCCCATCCATGCGATGTTGTTGAAGTGAGCGTCTGTGTGGATCACGTTCTCATTGTTCAAATATGCAACCGCATGGAAGAGTTTCCTGAGTTGTGCAAGAATCTCGGCTTTCGGACGCTTGCTTCGACCTACATCTTCATTCTGACGAAGTGTAATGAAGTTTACCTTTTCAGGATACGGCCCTGCATCTTTAATTTGATTATCATTGGCCCTGCAGTTTTTCGGTACGTCGCCTGCAAAACTGGGAATGCTAAGGATGTCTGAATCCTTAAACAACGGGGTGCATGTTGCGACTGCCACGTTAAAAAACTTTTCGATCTCTTTATCCGGGTACTTTTCCTGAATGCGGTGGATAGCTGCTTTCACTGCTACTTGATTAACAACTTCTTGTCCGTCTTCTGTTTTCTTGTTTACAACTCGTGAGATGTAGTCGCCCGGTGGGAGTACCTCGGGTGTCTGGGTTCCAGGAACACACGCAACTTGAGGAGAATAGACGCATGTATCGGCACCCTGTGCGATAAATGCACCACCGCGCCTCATTGTGTCAAACGCAGAAGAATATATCCTCGCAAAGAATAAACATAAATGGGTGGAGGTCTTCTTCAACTTGTCGCTTATGGTGCTCAGGATGCGTACATCACGGGAAATCCCCACATCACCTTCTGGAAGGTGCTCTACAAGCGTCATACCAACTTTGCGATGGAGGCGTTTCGCGTGAACTTCACTGGCGCGCCCCAGTATGGACAACGTGTCGTTGCCGTTGTGAACCGCAACGCTGATTTGATGTACAAGACGTACCTCGAGGTCCAGCTACCTGATACGAATGGTGCGAACGGCGGTGCAGGTGTGAAGTGGACGGGTGCATATGAGCGTCGTCTCGGCTACCAGCTTCTCAAGAAGATTGAGGTCGAGATTGGCGGTCAGATCATTGACACCCACTATGGCGAGTGGCTGTTCCTCTGGGAGAACCTGGCCTCTGGTTATGACAACTCCGTCAAGCTGGACAGTATGACGGGTGGATACCTGGGTGGCACAGAGACGACTGCATTGTCGTGCGGTGGCCGTCCGGGAATCCTCTACATCCCCCTCCAGTTCTGGTTCTGCCGCAACCCAGGTCTGGCCCTGCCCTTGATTGCCCTCCAGTACCACGAGGTGCGCATCAACATCACACTGAACCCGGCAACTGACTTGGTGACTGCTCTCACTGTCGGTACTGCTGGATCAGTGTCTTCAGCCGCTGCACTCCTGCCCCAGCTCAAGGACATGGCGCTCTACATTGACTACATTTATCTAGATGTGGATGAGCGTCGCCGGTTTGCCCAGCAGTCCCACGAGTACCTGATTGATCAGCTTCAGTTCGGTCTCCAGCAGACGATCACGACGGCATCGGCTCGCATTGATCTGACACTGAACCACCCGGTCAAGGAGCTTGTGTGGGTGTTCCAGGACGCTCGCAAGACGGACTGCGGATCTGATCTCACAAAGAACATTGGCTTTACCCAGCCGTTCAGCTACGATGATATCGTCAATCGCTGCCGTCTCCAGATCAACGGTCAGGATCGGTTTGATGAGCGCTACGGCGACTACTTCTGGAAGGTTCAGCCTTACCAGCACCACACGGGCGGTGCCTTCTGGCCGACGCGCGCTCAGATTTCTACGGTTCCAATCAATACATCCAACACAATCACGCTGACGTCTGGCGTTACTGTCAATGGAGATGTCATGACAGTCGCGTCTGGAGCGGGTGGTCTTCCTACTGGTTCTGGACCGTACATCATTGAGGGCGCTACCGTGACAACTGCCAATGGACTCTTCTTCGCGCCTGGAACTGTTATTTCTGCATTTGGAACTGCTTCTGGAAAAGATGGAACCTACAACCTCAGTGAACCGGCACTGGTGAATGGACTTACGACTGTCAACGTGGATACGGTGATCACGCTCCCCAACGTGAACTATGCTCCTCACACGAACCCGATCAACGTGTATTCGTTCGCCCTCC